GTTTTAGCTTTCACTTCTTGAGTGAATACGTTCAAACTCATCATGTTTGAAGGAGTAGATTCACCTGTTTCACGACTATATGCACCTGCACTCATGGGTTTACCATTCTTGAAACCAGCACCTGTGAAACCGGGAACGAAATCTTCAAGAGCTTTTACAGTATCAATGTCAGTTACAACACCACCAAAAGTCTTATCGACATCAGAAGTAAGAGCTGTGTAAAGGTTGGTTGAACTCTTTTCACCACCATTAACAAAAGCTTCATTGATGAAATTCTTTTCCTTTACTTGGAAAATAGGACGACCATCAATACGACCGAATGATACGAAGATAAGTTGCCAATCTTGGAATTCAGTTACAGCACCTTCTACATAAACATCCTTTTTGTCACCAGCAGTCAAAGCTGAAGGAGCAATACGTTTGTCATCTTCAGTAACTGTCAATTTAACCATCAAAGGAGCGGTAGCAGAAGCGTCAGCATCACCAATTCCCGGATGACGATTTGTACGACCACCTTCATATACATAATCCATATACTGTAAGATTCCAAGTGGGCCTTGCATGGGAACTACTGGGACAAGATCCAAAGCGATTGTTTGGGCAGCGACTTGAACAGCGAGAGGAAGAAGTGAGAAAGGATTATCACCAGAACCTCTTTCACCAGTATAACCATTAGTAGGATTAGCACCGGGGAATGAAATATTACCCATACCACCTACATTCATATTAGGATTAAGGTGAGCGTAACCAAGAGCACTTTCATTCAAGTTCTCTTTTTCGTTCATATCATGGTAAGCACAATACTTACTCATCCAAGTCAATTTACTACGATCTGTAACACCAGTTGACTCTGTAATGAAACCTGACCAAGTTTTCAAGATTTCACTTTCATTAAGAATTACGTTTTTCATTAAAAATTTAATTTTTATTATTATTATCGAATCAACTAAAGTTCTTTGCTTCTATTAACTTTAATTTAATTTTTTCTATATTATTTATGTAAATTTTTTTTCAAAATTTTTAAGACCATTTCAAGGTCTGTTGAGAAGATTTCAAGGTAGTTTAGATTATTTTCGTGAGCCGTTTTTCGTTTCAAAACATCACTTACTGTCCAAACATTTATTGCCCAGTCATAATAACCTGTACCTTTACTTTTCCATAAGTTTAATGTATTTATGTCATTTTGATTTTCAGAATTAAACGAGTGTCCTCCATGTGTCCAATGTCCCTGAATTTCAACATACAAATCATATTCAGGAAAATAGAAATCACAACAAAATGGATATACATCAGATTTATATTGTGAAATGAAATTTATATTATTTGAGGTTAACCAAGTTGATAAATCTCTTTCTATTTTTGAACTATTAAATGTATGATTTAATTTTTTTGTTTGATACGATATTTCTTTATATTTATCTGTCTGAGTAAAGTAATCATGACCATATCTTTCTTGACAGGTTTGTTTCATCTTTTCTTGACATTCTGAAGTCAAACTATAACTTTCTTCACCATATCTATCCAAACAAGTCTGACGATATTTCTCTTTGTAATCTAATGTCTTTGAAAAATTCTCAGCTCCATATCTTTCAAGAGATGTTTTTATATATTTATTTTTATATTCATTTGTCTGTGAATAGTAATCATGACCATATCTTTCCTGACAGGTTTGCTTCATTCGATTTTTACATTCATCAGTTTGTGAATAAAAGTTCGTTCCAAATTTGTTTATGTTAGTTTGTTTGGCTTTCTCTAAGTTGTAATAATTTCCATCACCATATCTTTCTAATTTAGTCTGGAAAACTTTTTGTTTTTTCTCATCGGAAGAAGAAGCACATGACCACGAACAAAAATCGTCATAACCGATTACCATGTTTCTAAATCTACATCTATTTTTACCACAATGTTTACAGATGCCAAGTTTAAGGTCTTTATCATCATGGAAGAAGTGAAATAGTTTTTGGTTGAATTTGAAATTATCCAGAAATGACCAAAGAGAAACTTCATCATATACATCAGGAAAATGTTTTTTGAAGTAGTTTTCCTTTGTATAGTTTCCATGACCATTATGCTTCAGATATTCAAATAATTCAGATTTAGTCATAGTATATTTATGAAAAAACTGGAAATCTGTTACAATTCCCAGTTTTATATTTTATTCATTATTAGTTTCATCCTCAGTTTGAATCACCGCATCTTTAGGAAAATCGAATGTTCCATATTTACGAGGAGGTTTTCTATATGGACAACCATTTACTTCACATCTATACCAGTTAAGTTCAGAGATTATTCTATCTTTTTTGGCACTTTGAATTTTACAGTTAGAGGTTTCTTCCCAAGCGGACTCTTTAGAATTATAGACTTCGATTAGTTTGTCCTCTTTTTCTTTTAGTTTTTCGTTTAGTTCTGTAATTTGTTGTTTTAAGTTGTCAATTTCCTGAGATTTCACATCGCAGAGTTTTTTCCATTCTTCATTGGTCGAAGATTCGTTTGTAATTTCAGCGGACTTTACTTCAGCATCCTTTATTTTCCTTTCCTGTTTGAAGTAAAAAATACTTCCAATTCCACCAGCAGATAATAAAGTAACAAGTCCGGTAATTATCATTTGAAGTATTTCCGAAGACATTATGTTGTAATTATTGTGTATTTAATCAAAATTGTAGGGGAGTTTAATGTCCCCTACAAATGGTATATTAATATTTTCTCATTCTCATTTTGATTTGCTCAGCTAACATTTTGTAATGGTCGTTATTCATTACACTTTCAGACACATTATTTTTATTAGGTTGAGCGGTTACTTTTTCCTCTACCTTTTGAATTTCTATTTGTTTTTCTCTTAGGTCGCGAGTATTCCAGAAATATTCAGCAGATTGAGGTGTGTTAATTACGAACATCTTTGATTCGGCTAAGATTTCTTGTTTTCTTTCATCTGACAATTTAGACCATTTTTCTTGTAGTCTATTTGGGATAAAGTTGATAAGTGTGAAATTCTTAGTATCACCGAGTTTCTTTTTAGATTCTTCAAGTGCTTCAGCTTCGAGTTTCTTAGTTTCCTCATATTGTGTTTTAACGGTTGAAATGAGAGAGTTAAGTTTTTCACTGAGTTCACTTTGATATTTCTTAGAATCAAATTTTTCAACGGGTTTCTCAACTGGTTTTTCAGTAGGAGTAACACTTTCCTCGATAGGTTTAGGTGTATCTACTGGTTTATTGACATTTTCAGTGATATAATTCTTATTTTCGATTACATCATTAAGATTTTCAGCGAGGTAATCTGAATGTTTAATTACATTGTCAATACTTTCAGCGAGGTAATCTTGATGGTCAACCATTTGATTCATCTTTTCAACAAGATAATCAGTGTGAGCGATTGACTTGTTTTGTTCCTCAGCCAACATATTAGAATAATCAATAGACTTATCTAACATTTCAGCAACATAGTTTTGATAACCAATAGTATCATTAAGATTTTCTACAATGTAATCTTGATGGTCAATTATCTTATTCATATTCTCAGCAAGATAATTGTTATGACTAATTATCTTATTAGTTTCTTCTGTGATATAGTCTTGATGACTGATAGACTTGTCGAGAGTTTCGGCTAAGTAATTGACATATTTGGTCAAGTTGTTATACTTTTCTTCCATTGCGGTAGCTTTCTGAACAAGTTCCTCATCTTCAACTGCTGGTTTTACAGATTTAGTCAAAGTTTTAACTTCTTTAGCAACCATGTCCGCAATCATAGAGTTATCTACATTAGACGCATCAAATGTCATAGTAGGTCTATCATTCTTAATGCTTGTGAGTTCAGTTTTATAATTAGCTATGGCACTTTGGAGATCAGTAATTATTTCTGACAAATGTTCACTATACTTTTGGAAATCAGAGTAACTAATGAATTGTCCGTTCTCCATATTATTTGATTTATTTTGTGTATCCATTGTTGTTCCATTATTGGCCACTTCTTCTGTGTTTTTACCAGTTTGAACGGCTCCACTGTTTGAAGTTAGTTGTCCTCCTTCTTTACCAATTTCAGGTGTCAAATCTGTGTGAGCATCTTCTGACAAATCATAAATAGCCAAGTTATCATCATTAGCAAATCCATAACTTTCATTCACTCTTGTTAAAGTCGCATTGGCAAAACCGGGTTCAGCGACCAAATCATAAGTAAATAATTGTTGAAGTCTTACTTTACCTGATTCATCAACTGTTCCGGCGGCTCTTGAACTGATATGTAAGGGAATACCATCTTTAACGAGTGCTTGAGCTTCTTTACCTTTTGATGTATTTAACAATCTAACTTTACCAATGATTGCGTTTTGTTGGGGATCAAATTCCAACTTTTCAATTACGTGTGATACGTTAGCTAATGTTGTTTCAAAAGAATGTGGGTGGTCTAATTCACCGAGTAAAGAACCTGAATTAATTTGTTCCTTCAAAGACTCTACATGAGGTAGAAAGTCTGCACTCTCATAAATTCGACCATTTCTATTTTTGGTGTTGAAAGTGGTGAACAAACCTGTTAATATGATAGAATCATTGTCTTTATCTTGTTCAAAATTTAGATTTGAACTACAATGTTCAACTATTAATAGTTTCTTATTTTCTTTCATCGTAATGTCTATAATATTTAATTATATTGTATTTATGAAATTTATTTTTTCAATTTCTGTGGATGTGAGTATAATCACTTCATTTCTAAGCATACATTGATGTTTAGCTTCATAAAGTCCATCTTGATTTCTGTCATATGGATTTATCATCTTATCACCATCAAAAAAATGATTACCTTTCACCTCATATAACTTTCCTTCAATCAAAAAATCAGGTTTATATATGTGAACTTTGTTGTTAAATTCATACTCAAAATGTATATCGGGTTGGTAGATGTAATTTATGTGATTTACAAAACAAAATTCAGCTACCTTTCTTTCCCAAGTTGAATCAAAAGTTTCATGAGTTATATCACTGACAAATCTATGTTTTTTAGATTTATGGTATTCATCACTTTTTGTATAGTGATCAACTCCATATTTATTTATACAGGTTTGTTTTGATTTCTCTTGAAAGTCCTTTGTTTGAAAATAACATTCAGTCCCATATTTATCAAGATTTGTCTTTTCAATTTTATTTCTATGTTGTTGTTTTTCTTCTTTCGATTTATTTGAAAATGTGTCTGACCTTTTCTGAGCACAGTTTATGTAGTAATTTTCCAGTGAACCATATTTAGAAATGATGGTTTCCATATATGATGACCTTATATCCTCATTGTTTAGTTGACATTCAGTCCCATATTTGTCCAGATTTGTTTGTTTTCTTTTCTCTTTTATTAATTGTTTTTCATCATCAGTTTTAGAAGAATATGACTGTGAGATTTTTTGTCCATATTGTGTATAATAATTTTGAAGTGAACCATATTTTGAAATTAATGTTTGTTTAGTTTTTTCTATATTTGGTTCTCCTTTACTATTTCTCACTTTATCAGTTTGACCTATGAAAGATACTCCATATAAATCTAAGCATGTCTGTTGTCTTTTTAACTGAGCGACTTCTTTTTCATCATCAGTCATATTTAGTTTTATATCTGACATCTTTTTTGAAAATTCTTCTTTTTTCTCATCTGACCAATCATTTCTGGTTTTTGATATTTTGTCTTTGACTGATTGACTATTATTTTTACAAGTATTGGAACAAAATCTATAATAACCCTTTGAGAATGATTTATATTGGCATCTACTACCACATTGTTCACATTTTCCAAGTTCAAAGTTCAAATCATCATGGAGATAGTGATATAGTTTTTGAGAGAATGTAAAATTATCCGGATAGTCAAATACCACAAGGTCACTATACAACTCAGGGAAATTAGTTTTTACATATTTCTCATTTGTATAGTGACCTGACATATTATTAGTTTCGCACAATTTTATGTAATCGAGTTTTTTCATTATAATCCTGCTAATGGACTACCTCCTCCATCATCACCTCCATCATCATCTTCCTTTTTCTTTTCGGGTTTGAATTTGTCTTTGGGAACACCATTCAATATCTGAGCGATGTCTTCTTGTTTATACCCTTCTTTCTTCAATGCCTTTTCATCTTTATATCTTTGATTTTGTTTCAATTCCTCATCAGTCATGTCAAAGTATTTTCTAATGACGAAATCAATATCAAAGTAAGGTGTTTCATTACCCTCATCATCTTGAACAGTAAGAGTTGACATAATAGATGAAATAAAGTCTGATTGTTTTTGTAGATATTCCATCTGTTTATTCTTCTCAAATAAGGAGTCAGAGTTATATTCAAGTCCAAGATTGACACGATAATTAATATCTGTCATAATGAACTTATATTTCAAACACATCTGGATATAAAGAGGTTTGATAAGTATCTCTGCGAAGATTGATCTTAATCTCTTGATGAATTTAGAGAAACGAATTTCTTCACGAGCGATACCTTCCGCAGACATCGAGTATTGACCTTCACCTTGGTCTTTGTCAAATCGAGTTAAAGGAATTTTGGAAGCTTGTCTTAGTTTATCTCTAAAATATTTCAATGCTTCTGTATCTGAAATCTCCGGACCGTCACCTCCTAATGGTTGAATTTGAGGAGTTTCACCACCTTCAGAAGCCATGAAAATATCTTTATAGAATTGAAGCATTGGTCTACCATTGGTTTTAATTTCACCACTGTCCCAATCAAAGTCAACCAATTCCTTATAGTTATTCATTGCCTTCGCTAATGTTTGACGACCTCTTGGAGATTGAACTGAACCAACAGGAATGATATACTGTGTCTTATATGATGAATTAGTAACAGCCCAAATTATTCTTGTGGCTTCCATTGTTCTAAGGATGTTAAATGAACGAACAAGTCTTTCAACATAAGAAATCCTCGAAACTGCGTCAGCCTTTGCATATGACAGGTAAATAATTTGAGAATCATACAATATCCTATCTTGTGTTGTTTGACCATTCACATTTGTCTGTTGATTGACAAACCACACCTTTTCATTAGTGTTAGGATCAATACCCGGTGTCAAACTTGCAGGGTCTAATTCAACAAAACCAATTATCTCAGTTTGTTCCGCATTATACACAATTTCAAAAGCTAAGAAACCATCTATCAACCATTTGCGGAAATAATCAGTAGCCTGAACAGTGTCATAAAAACCAAAGTAATTATACAACTTATTATATTCTTCCGTAAATTCATTCAAAAGGTCTTGGTCAACTTTGTAATTTAACTTAACTGTGGCGAATTTGTTAGCATCATCAAACACAATAGTTTCATCACAGATAATGTCTAAGATTTCTTCAATTTCATCTTGGAGAGCAAACTTTCTTAGTTGTTCCTTTTTCTTTTGATAATTTTCTTCAGTTAAATTAAAATAACCCTTACCTAAAGATGGATCAGTAGATGACATACGGGCAAACAAAACCTGAACATTCTCATCATAAATCGAACCCACTTGTCCATTTTGAGGATTGGATTGTAGGTTCTGTTGATTCAATGTCAAGTCCTGTGACCTTACATTTCTAATCACATCATCCTTGTAGTTCATTCCAAATCGTGAAATCTGTCTTAACCTACGGATTACTGGATTAGGATTATTTACATTATTTCTTAAATTTGTAAAACCTGCCATGTTTAAGTAGTTTTCTTAAGTCCATAACGAGACAACAACAAATTATCAATAGTTGTTAGATTGTCTGTTGATAGTATAGATGTATATTTAGTATCAAGCACTCTTAAAACTTCTTTATTAATAAGTGGTGTCAAAGTCAATCTGTCAGCCTTCTTATTATAGTTAGTTTCCAGTGTTGATAATCGTTTTTTAATTGCGGTGATTTCATCCTCAACCTTGTCATTGTTGTTATTATATATCTCAACAAATGCAGATATATTGGTTGTACCTGATATCTTTTCACAAATTGCCATGTAAAAAATTTTATTGTTTGTATCCAATGTATGAAGCAACCATTGTAGTAAACATTCTACTTGTTAATAGATTATATAAAATTCCACTGTTTACTCCAAGAGCTTTACAAATTGCCTTTCCAATAGTCGGTCCAACAGTTACACCTGTCAAACCTCCCAATACTGTGCCAAGAATACCTTCATCAATTTCTTCCCCTTTCTTTTCGAGTAGTAATTGACAAAGTTTATCTGACATCTCATTTACTTTTTCTTCATCAATGTTTCCAAAATATTCTTCTGAAACTTTCTTCATAACATCTAATGATTATACATATAAGATATTTATGATTTTTTTCTAAGTCTCATTTGTCCGGAAGTCCAACAATCAAACCCAAATTTATTGTCATGTCTGGTAGGTTCAATTAATGAAATAACCTCATAACCATTGTTTATGTAATTGTTAACCATAGTTGTATCTAAATCAATTACAACTTCAGGAGTATCTTCAATTACAGTATTTTCATTATAAATTTTTTGTAATATGATTTGTTTCATTTCATCAGTTCTATCCTGCCAATCATCTTCCCATATTTGTATTAATTGAATCCCTTTTAACCAACAACTTAAAAACTTAGATTGATGATATGTCCTGTCTTTGAAAATTGAACTGTGCCAATAAATTCCATTAAACTCAAAACCTAAATGTAAATCAGGTAAGTAAATATCTATCTCTTTTCCATCTAAAATTGTTCTATCATTTTCAACTATTTCACCATTATAATTATCTCTTATAAATTGATACATTGACCTTTCTTTTGATGATATAAGTGACCTATATTTAGTTCTTATTGTACAAATATCAATATTACGACTGTTTCTACCTGAAAATGTTATCTTATCTATTTCAAATTGTTTTTCTTTACATAGATTACATGATTCATCCGGACATTTACAAACAAAACTATTATCTCTTATCTCAATTATATTTGGATGACGTTTTAAAAGACTATCATAGAATTTTTTTCGTATCATTTCTTTCACCTCTCTATCTTGAAATGAATTAATGATATCTCCACCATATTTAGACATACAATATTCCTTATAATACTCTTGATATTGCTGACTTTGAGTGAACCAATCATGTCCAAACTTTTCTTGATTTGTTTGAATTACTTGTTGTTTCCATTTGTCAGTTTGTGAATATCGTTCAACTCCATATCTGTCTAAAAATGTCTGTTTAACTTTCTGTTGGATTTTATCTTTTTCACTTTTAGATTTTGGATTCGATTTTATCTTATCGTTATGGTTTTTTATCATCGCGGAACAATTACTTCTACAAAATCGATTATATCCAAACTTAAAATTTCTGAATTTCAATTTTCCACCACATTCACAAACTTTTTCATCATAGTCATCCCTTAAAAAATGCCACAGTTTTTGTTTGAAGTCAATTATAGAATCTGGAAATTTAACCATTATCATTTCTTCATATGTATCAGGGAACATTTTTTTGAAGTATTTTTCAATAACTAATCTCCCCCGATACTCTTTGTTATGTGTATTGATAAAAGTCAAAATATCTTTCTTATCCATATAATAAAAATAACAAATGGCTGAGAACCATTAAATTCCCAGCCATTATATATAATATGTGTTAAAATTATTCAAAACTTCCGGCGGCGATTGAACCAGTCTTTAATACTGTCAATCTTTGTGCCAAAATTTCCATGCCCCTTACAGGTTCAATGTAAATATCTATAATACCCATGTTATTATCGATCACTTCCGAAGTATTATTGGTAGTATCCATAATGGTCTTATAGTCATATACACCATTGTTATTTTTAACTGTTTCGAGGAAGTCATCAACCAATGTCTTAATTTCAAGTCGAGATTGTGCAGTATTATATTCAAATACATATTTTCTCAAGATTGTTTCAACATTGTCTTGAATATAAATACAAGCTTCTCTAACATGAATAGAACTTAAAGCTGACTTAGGACTTTGTTTCGCTGTCTTGTTAGCATATACTTCAACACCAACACCATTTTCCCAGATGATTGAATTGATACCAACGGGTTCCAAGTAATCTCTGTTTTCATGGATAAGAGTTGCTTCTACACCTACAACTTGGTTTCCTGAAATGACACCACGTTTTTGACCTGCTACTATTGCCCATGCTTGTGAATTACTATATTTTTGGATATATAGATTTGATACATAAGCGGCGGGTGGAACAGTCTTAACAGCAGACAAATCAGAAATCTTCAAATAAGGATAGTAATAAGCACCCCAAGAAGCACCATTTTCAAGTTTAGGTAATGAATATAAGAATGTAGGATTCTTAGATGTATCACCTCCAGTAGAGATATATTCAACATCTACACTACCAACCTTATTGATGAATGAAGGATCTGTTGATTTCTTAAAGTCAGCTTGTGAAGGACAGTTAATGATAGCCAATGCTGATTTTCTACCCTGACAAAGTAAAGTATATACACTCTTACATTCTTCCTCAAGACCATAACCAAAGGTATCTACTAAGTATCTCCATTGAATATAATCTCTGTCACAAAGTGATTTATAAAGATTTGAAGTAGTTGAATCATAGAGAGGTTCTTCTCTCAACATATCAAGGATTTCATTTTGACGTTCATTTGTTCCATTAGGACAAGCATCTTTTCTAATTGATAGACCTTTCAAACAAGTCCATTGGAATCTGTCAGCGATTTTATCAACAGGTGTAATCTTAACAATGAAATTATTGTCATAACCATGTGCTTTGTAAATCTTATCAGCACAGATAACTCTTAAACCTGTGAACTTACCCTTACTATCATATACCTTACGTGTTTCAACAACTCTGGTAACTCTTGAATATTTACCACTAACAGTAGGTGTAAAGTCATCACCATTATCAGAATTTGTATCAGAACTTACAACATCACCATCTTCAGTAGTTGTTGTATATCCATTTCCATAATAAGATACAAGATAATCACCAGCGATAATATTTGCGTCAGTAGAAAGAATTACTTCATTATCTTTTGTGACATATATATTATCCGCATTTCCATCTTTAGAAGTATAGAAAATGTCATCAGATACTACAATTTCAGACCAAATTTTATTTGCTTCTGTAAATGAAATTATAGACCAACTATAAGCTCCAGAGGCATCTGTTGTAACTGATACAGTTGTCTCTCCACTGTCAGTTTTAATAGTTTTTGATCCAGTACCACTACAATCAGCATATACCTTTACATTATTACTTGTAACATAAGTTGTATTTGTATATAATATATCAGTATTGTCTATATGATTATCATTATCTGGATATGTACGATACCAAGCAAAAGGATAAGGACAACCTTCTGTATCATGGTCATCTAATGTTGATGAAGCTCTTGTGTAATATCTCGTGTCATATATATACCCAACTTTTGTATCACTAGATTTCTCGGCAAACTGAATTGCGATTACTTGACTAACATCATTATATGTGTACTTATATGACAAGAAATCAAAACTTAAATTTCCTAAATCATTAGCATTGTTGGATATATTATCAATATGATTAATAATATTTGCATATGTGTTATGACCAATTAAGTCAACTCTTTCATTGATTACATCAGCATCAAGGTCAACACTTTCAATTTTATTAACATTTTCAGCACATACAAGTCCGATAGTGTCAGTGTCATCATTTACTTGTTTTACAATCCAGATATTCTTACCCAATTTGTCAACAAAGTTAGGGATTAATGAACCTACATACTTAGCCAACAAATTCACAGATGACAAATTCAAAAATTTAGTCAACTTAGAATCCATTGTTTGAGAATCATTATCTCTACGTTTGAAACCGTTTTCATCAAAGTAATCTTGATAATTAATATCTGATTGGAATCTTTGATAAGGATTTGATGACGATGTGTAGTATGTTAGATTTTCATTACCTGAACCACCATCATCAGAATTATCATCATCTAAATTGACAGATGAAGTTACGTTTGTACCTGTTAATGAGGGACCGAAATCACCTTGAACAACATATACTTCAACCATATAATCACTTACATATGAAGTTGAATTTAGGTATTCAGGAACATCACCTTCACCATACCATTCGGCAAGTGTTAAGTTATAACCTTTTACGCTATTATCACTTGCTTTCTTTACTAATATTGAAATAGGTTTCTTACCAACATTAGTGAAACTTAAAATACCATCACTATAATTATATGATGTTTCAGTATCTATTGTTAGTCCATTACCTAAATACATATCAATTCCGTTAAGAAGTGATTCATCATCAATATACCAGAATTTATCAGTATTATAAACACCAGTTACAGGTAAAGTAATCTTCTTTTTATTATCAGAAACTGTATTAACTGAAAATACTTGTGTCTGAATTTGGTCTTTATCTGGATCGAGATTTAATAGGTTCAAACAGAGAATAGGTGATGTGTTCAATGCAACTAAAGCACTTCTGTGAAAGTATGAACCTTTCTTCTCTAACGAACGATCGATGTTACCATAAAGTTTGATGAACTGTGATGCACTCGTTACTAACTTTGGTGTATTGAATGGACCGATTTTACTGAAACCTACTACCAATCGAAGATTAGAATACGATGTGGTGTCATTTGAAATCGTAGACAGGTCTCTCTCAAAACGATATGTTCCTGCTGATCTCAAATTCAAAAGTTCGGAATCTAAAGCCATATTATTTAATCTTATTTATTATACGTTATTTATGAAAAAAAGGTGTTGAAATTTTTATCAGCACCTTCTCAATTTCTTTACATTAATTAGTTGTAAATGGGAAGTCCTACTGTTTCTTCATCCCAGACATCACACATAAATGTAATACTCAACTCACTCGCTGCATTTGGGTCATCATAACTCTTATCACCCAAACCTGTCATTTGTCCAGTTGGGAATACCTGTGAACAAGTAATCTTTCGCCAAATAGAACCATCTCTATTATATTCTACAATTATCATCTGTCCGGTGTAACCTGTCTTTAATCCCATACCACCTGTTGCGGGGTTGTAAATTAAGTTATTCCACTTTCTAAGAGTAGTATAAATGTAGTTCTCATTATAATTATTCAAGTTCAAGGAGAATGTAATACCAAGTTCCAAGTGTGTACTGTCCGGACCACCAGCATAGTGACGTTCAGCTTGTTTAAATTTTTGAGTAGCTACACCGATTGAGGGATTTAAACCATCCAAACCACTGATAGATCTAACGTGTTCAAGTAGTAGAGTTGTTTCACCATTAATTTTAGTAACACCCTCTTCATAATTAGGCGGCAAAATTGTAACCTCAAACAATGAAGGGTTTACAACTTCATATTGATTTACTGAAGGTATGGAATTTTTGAAATGACTTAAACTCATTTTTTCAAATTTTATTATATTTAATGTATTTATGGATTTTTTTATTTCCAAATTGTCTTATTCTATTTATGAAAAATCTCATAAATAAATTATGAGATTGAAGTGTGCGTCTAATTGACCACCCAATAATCAATATAAAAATTCTTTATGGCTAAGAAAAAAGTTAAAGAAGTCAAGCAAGAAGCAGAGATTGTGATTGATAAGGATCCAATAACTCTCCTACCATTGCAATATCGCAATGAAAAACAAAAAATCCTCAGAGATGTAATTAAGAACCATGACATTACAATAGTAGATGGATGTGCTGGAACAGGTAAAACATTCATTTCCATATATGAGGGATTATATAAATTACTATGTCGAAAATATGATAAATTAATTTTGTGTAAGTCTGTCACAACAACACCGGGAGAGGACATTGGTTATATACCCGGAACAGTTGAAGAAAAAATGACACCTTATATTTTATCATTTAAGGGTAACATGGAAAAGGTGTTTGAGAAAGAAGAACACGTAAAACGACTTTTTGACAATAAAATGATTGAAGTTTTACCTTTGGCTTACATTAGAGGTGTTACATTGGATAATTCATTTATTGTGATTGATGAAGTACAAAACATCAGTATGGATTTATTCAAGTCAATCATCACGAGAATTGGAGATAATTCAAAAATGGTGTTCTTAGGTGATATTGAACAATGTGACTTTAATAGTGATAAGAGAAAAAAACAAAGTGCATTACAACATATCATAGAGATTTTTAAAGATGATGAAGATGTGGGTTGTGTCCATTTTGAAGATGATGAATGTGTGAGAAACCCCATTATTCCTAAAGTATTGAATAAACTAAGAGAATTTGAGAAAACAAAAAATTAATATATGGGGAAATTTAAGATTGCGTCACATGATACAATGAGTTATCTAAAACCATTAAATTGGTATTATAAACCTTTTCATTTTGTCGCTAAGTGTCAGTCAAAGACAATTCAACAACAATACAATGATTATGGGATTAGATTATTTGATTTACGAATTAAATGGTATGATAAAGGTAACTGTTGGAAATTCGCTCATGGGAGTATGTTCTTTGATGGTGATGTAGATGAGGTTATCAGTTGGTTAAATGAACAAGGTGATTGTATGGTTAGATTGATTTTAGAATACAACAAGGCACCTAAAAACGAAACTGAAATCAAAAATAAATTTACAGAAACTGTTGAAGAATATATCAAGAAATATGATAAGATTGTATTTTTTGAATTTACCGCTAAGTGGAGTTGGGAGAGATTATATCAACCAACTGTATTTCCAGATATGTGGCAAGGAACATCTTCAATGACGTGGAAGATATGGGATGACTGGTATCCTTACTTATATGCAAAAACATTTAACAAGGAAAACATTAATCAGGGTACATCTCATGAATATATGTTATTAGATTTTGTTGAGATACAATAAAAATAAAGGAGAGGATTTTTAAGTTCCTCTCCTTTTTAATTATTTCTTTATATATTCTGAAAATGTCATCACTCGAAATGATTCACTCACATTATTATCTAAAATTTCTGGAATGTTCTTCTGTCCATTTTTATTTGCTGAGTGAACAAAATACTTAGGGATAGGTAAATCATTTTCTTTACAATATTTAACCAACCACTTAGCACAGTCTTCACCATCTGGGTAGTCATAACCTTTTTCGATACCATTACCTTTCTTCAAATCTCTATCAAATGAAATAAATTCAGGTAGTCCATTAGATTCAATATAATCTTTGAACTCATCTAAATTTTTGACCCATTCAAATTTTATTTTTTTATATTTGGTGTGGAGGTCATCATAGAATTTTTTGTTTCTTTGGTATGCTCCACTTTTACTTTCTTTACTCAAATATACTTCTGGGTTTCTTTCATCATCGAGCCATAGAATTTTCAAAGTATCATCATCAGTTAAGTCAGTTGTTTCCTTGTCTATTTTATCTATAGTTTTTTCAACAGATGTAACTTCTACTTTTTCTGGTTCTGGATTTTTTAGTTCTTCTTTCTTATTTACTTTTTTTGGTTTCAGTTCATCTTTAAGTGATTCGTGATGACCATAAACAGTTTTGGGAATAACCGCTAATGTAATAGGAAGAATTGATTTTACTCCATATTTTTGAAGTTCCAAGCAAATGTCATCAAGGGTCGCTCCTGAAGAAATATTATCATCAAAAATTACAACATTCTTACCTTTGAGTTTTTGTTGGATGCCGTTTAAGTTAGGATTTATTTCAAACAAACCCTCAATAGAACGTCTTTTACTATCTTCCAATGACTTTATTTCAAAATTCTTAGCACGACCATCAGTTCCTATTGTCTTATCTTTACCTCGACGACCTTTTCTCAAAATCTTAGCTTGGTCTTGAAGATTAGCTAATAGTTCCTCTTTTTGTTTGAACTCTCTTGTAGGTCTTCCTTGTTTTCGATTAGCCTTTGTATATAGAATTTCATCTTTCAAGTCATCAATCTTCAATCGTAGTTCATACAAATCAGCATCTTTTTTCCAATGTTCAATGTCTTGTTGTAGTTGGTAAATGTCCTTATCAGTCAATCCAACTTCATGAGCCTGTTCATAATTGATATATACCTTACGAATGTTTTTCGTCATTAAGTCGGGGATACATTTAATACCCGGTGAATCTTTATAACCTCTTAATATATATCCAACCATTTCTTTATTAAATGCTGATGAACTTTGAGGATATGTAATAATGTCAATAGGGTTTTTCTTCAATAGTTGACGAATATATAAAGATGTACGTTTCATAAATTTGTCAATACTATCAAAATCAATATTACGATTTTCAAGTTCAGAATATTTAGTAGGATGTTTTAGTGCCTTGGAAGCTCTCATGTCAGACAACCTATAAAGATTGTATGATGTGACTCCACTTTTCTTTAATGGTACTTCAACAAAATCTAACTTTTTGGTTTCTGGGTTGAAAATTCTGGTTGATGTTGAATCTGTGTCATTTTTACCGGGAACAAACTTAAATGTTCTATCGCCGGATTTTGAACCATGTGAAAAACCTTCTTCAAGTTCCTCATCAACACACAACTCATCATAACCCATTTCATGTTCAGCATCCATTAACATTTGGATGAAATCAATGGTAGATATTCGATTATCTTCAAATTTCATATCTTTATCTTGACCTAATTGGAAATCCTCAAAAGATTTAATCATTTTATAAAGTTGATTATTTAGTTTATAGTTTATTTATGTTGTTTTACCACAGGTTGTTAGTTTCTTTGAGGTAAAACTCTTTCTTAACTCGTTCTACTGAAATGTCATAGTAGTTTTTACTTATTTCAGTTCCTATGTATTTTCTATCTAATCTCTCACAAACAGTACAGGTCGTTCCTACTCCTGAAAATGGATCATAAACAATATCATTTTTGAATGTGAATAGTTTTAATATTCTTTCAACTAATTCTTCAGGAAACATAGCAGGATGACCAAACTCTTTCATCCTTCTTTCAGGTGATATATTCCACTTAGCGGTTGTCCATTTCTTAAACTCATCAGGAACTATACTTATGTTTTCTTTATCACCAATATGTTTAGGATTATTTT